GCGCCGAATTCCCGCGCAGCGGCCTCAAGGTCAGGCTCTCCAACGGCGTTGTGGTGGAGCGCAAGGGCAAGAATGCCAGTCTGACCGTCACCGATCCTACCGGGCGGCGCAGCGGCCAGCAGCTGCTCAATGCCTTCATCGAGCCGCTGGCGCTGGATCTGCCCCGCTTCATGGAAGCATCCGACAAGGAAAAGGCCGACATCCTGCTGCGGATCATCGGCATCGGCACCGAACTCCACACCCGGGATCTTGAGATCAAGGCCCTGTACGACAAACGCACCTTCACCGGCCAGCTGGCCGCGCAGAAAAAGCACTTTGCCGAGGAGCTGATCTCCTACCCGGATGCACCGGAGGAGCCGGTCAGCGCCTCCGACCTCATCCGCCAGCAGCAGGAAATTCTGGCCCGCAACGGCGAGAATCAGCGTCTGCGGGCACAGTACACAGAGCTTGAGCGTCAGGAGCAGCAGTGTGTGGCCGAACTGAAACGCACCCGTGAACGCATTGCCGAGCTGGAACAACAGTATCAGGAGCTCGACGCCAAGCACACCCGCCTGTTCAATCAGCGGAAAACCGCTCAAAAGACCGTTGCCCAGCTTCAGGACGAATCCACCGCCGAACTGGAAGCTTCCATCCGGGACATTGAGGAGATCAACCAGAAGGTGCGGGCCAATCTGGAAAAATCCCGGGCCGAGGACGAAGCCGCCCGGTATGCCAGCGATTACGACAAGCTCACCGAAGCCATCACCCGGAAACGGGCCGACCGCATGGCACTGCTGAACGGTGCCGACCTGCCCCTGCCGGAGCTGAGCGTGGAGGACGGCGCCCTTACCTATAAAGGCAAGCACTGGCGGGATATGTCCGGCAGCGACCAGCTGCGGGTGGCCGCGGCCATCGTCCGCCGCCTGAACCCGGACTGTGGTTTTGTGCTGCTGGACAAGCTGGAACAGATGGACATGACCACCCTGCAGGAGTTCTCCGCATGGCTGGAAGCGGAACACCTGCAGGCCATTGCCACCCGGGTCTCCACCGGCAGCGAGTGCCAGATCATCATTGAGGACGGCATGGTGAAGGATGCCGAAACCACCCTGCCGCCCGTCACCGAAAAGCCCCAGCAGAAAAGCTGGACGAAAGGAGCGTTTTAAATGAGCAAGTATGCCATCACTGCCGGGGTGCAGGATTCCCCGGTCAAGACCGTGCTGTACGGCCCCGAGGGCATCGGCAAATCCACCTTTGCCTCTCACTTTCCGGACCCCGTATTCATCGACACCGAGGGCGGCACCAAGCGGCTGAACGTCAAGCGCCTGCCCCAGCCCACCAGCTGGGCTATGCTGCTGGACGAGGTGGCCGAGGTGCGCAAGGGCAGCATCCCCTGCGGCACGCTGGTCATCGACACCGCCGACTGGGCCGAACGGCTGGCCATTGATGCCGTCTGTGCAAAGGCCAAGGTGGACGGGCTGGAGGGCTTTGGCTACGGCAAGGGCTACACCTACCTGAAGGAGGAGTTCGGCAAGCTGCTGGACGCGCTGGAAGAGGTGCTGAACACCGGACACAACGTTCTGATTCTTGCCCACGCGGCCATCACCAAGTTCGAGCAGCCGGACGCGGCGGGCAGCTACGACCGCTGGACCATGAAAACCACCAAGCAGGTGGAGCCGCTGATCCGGGAGTGGTGCGACATGCTGCTCTTCGTCAACTACCAGACCATAGTGGAAAAGAGCGGCAGCGCCCCCAACGCAAAAAACAAGGTCACCGGCGGCCGCCGGGTCATGTACACCACCCATCACCCCTGCTGGGACGCCAAGAACCTCTTTGGCCTGCCGGACGAAATGCCCTTTGATTATGCCGGCATTGCCGCCTGCATCCCCGGCACCACACCTGCACCCGCACCGAAGCCGGAACCGCAGCCGCGCCCCCAGCCGAAGCCCCAGAGTGCGCCGGAAGAGGACATCCTGCCCGCACCCGCCCCGCAGCCGGAACCGCCCGCCGAGACGGTGCCCAAAGCCCTGCTGGTGCCCGACCTGATCGCGTTGGGCGTGCCGGAAAAGCTGGCCCCGCTCATGAGCGCCAACAACGTCACCCCGGAGGAGCTGCAGGCTGTGGTGGGCAAGCGGGGCTATTTCCCCGAGGATATGCCCATCCGGGACTATCCGGCCGATTTTGTAGAGGGCTGTCTGGTGGCCGCATGGCCCCAGGTGCTCCAGATGGTGCTGGACAGCCGTGACCTGCCGTTTTGATTTTGAAAGGAGTATTTACTTGTGAACGACATGAATACCACCGACCGCGCCCTGAGCTGGGACGACGAATTTACCAACGAGCAGCAGGAGTTCGTGCTCCTGCCCGAGGGCGATTATGCCTTTGAGGTCACCGGCATGGAACGTGCCCGCTTTGAGGGCAGCGCCAAGCTGCCGCCCTGCTCCATGGCAAAGCTGACCCTGAAGATCTTCGGCGGGGCCAAGGGCGACACCACCGTCACCGACCGCCTGTACCTGCACACCAAAACGCAGGGCCTGCTGGGCGCTTTCTTCGAGAGCATCGGTCAGTGCAAGCGCGGCGAGACCTTCCGCCCCCGCTGGAACGAAGTGGTGGGTGCCCGGGGCTGGTGCCGTCTGGGCATCCGGGAGTACACCAAGCAGAGCGGCCCCAACGCAGGCAAGACCGGCCAGAGCAACGAAGTCATCCGCTTTCTGCCGCCGCCCCAGCCTAAGGCCGCACCCGCGCAGGGCTGGACACAGGGGGCGTTCTGATGGGGCAGGAACTGAGACCCTACCAGCAGCAGGCCCGTGAACGCATCCACGCCGAGTGGGAGAACGGCCACACCCGCACCCTGCTGGTGCTGCCCACCGGCACCGGCAAGACCATCGTGTTTGCGTCCGTGGCCGCCGATCAGGTGCGGGCGGGCCACCGGGTGCTTATTCTGGCCCACCGGGGCGAGCTGCTGGAACAGGCAGCGGACAAGCTGCAGCGCTCCACCGGCCTTGTCAGCGCGGTGGAAAAGGCAGACGCCACCTGCCTGAACACATGGTTCCGGGTAGTGGTGGGCAGCGTGCAAACCCTGCAGCGCTCCGCCCGGCTGGAACGTTTCCCTCATGATTACTTCGGCACCATCATCATTGACGAGGCCCATCACGCCATCACCGACGGCTACCGCCGCATCCTCGACTACTTCGGCAGCGCCAAGGTGCTGGGCGTCACCGCCACCCCTGACCGGGGCGACATGCGCAATCTGGGCGAGGTGTTCGACAGCCTTGCCTTTGAATATAAGCTGACCGATGCCATCAAAGAGGGCTATCTGTGCCGCATCATGGCCCAGACCATTCCGCTGAAGCTGGACATTTCTTCTGTTACCATGAGCGGCGGGGACTACGCCGTGGGAGACCTCGGCACGGCGCTGGACCCCTATCTGGAACAGATCGCCGCCGAGATGGCCCAGCGCTGCAAAGGCCGCAAAACGGTGGTGTTCCTGCCCCTCATCAAGACCAGCCAGAAGTTCCGGGACCTGCTGAACGCCAAGGGCTTCCGCGCCGCCGAGGTCAACGGCCAGAGCACCGACCGCAAGGAAGTGCTGGCCGACTTCGATGCCGGGAAGTACAACGTGCTGTGCAACTCCATGCTGCTCACCGAGGGCTGGGACTGCCCGTCTGTGGACTGCGTTGTGGTACTGCGGCCCACCAAGGTGCGCAGCCTGTACAGCCAGATGGTGGGGCGCGGCACCCGGCTCTCCCCGGGCAAGACCGACCTGCTGCTCCTCGACTTTTTGTGGATGACCGACAAGCACGAGCTCTGCCGCCCGGCGGATCTGGTCTGCGAGGACCGCGCCGTGGCCCGCCAGATGACCGAAAATCTGGCCGAGAGCGGCTGCCCGCAGGACATCGAGAAAGCCGCCGCCGAGGCCAGCGAGGACGTGGTGACCCAGCGGGAGGAAGCCCTTGCAAAGCAGCTGGAAGAACAGCGCCGCAAAAAAGCCAAGCTGGTGGACCCGCTGCAGTACGAGATGAGCATTCAGGCCGAGGACCTTGCCGGGTATGTGCCGGCCTTTGGCTGGGAAGCAGGCCCGCCCACCGAACAGCAGGCCGCCGCGCTGGAAAAGCTGGGCATCCTTCCGGACGCGGTGGAGTCGGCAGGCAAGGCCAGCCTTTTGCTGGACCGGCTGCACAAGCGCCGGGACGAAGGCCTCACCACCCCAAAGCAGATCCGCTGTCTGGAAAAATACGGCTTCCAGCACGTGGGCAGGTGGAGCTTTGAGCAGGCCAAACACATGATCGACCGCATTGCGGCGGGCGGCTGGCGGGGTGTGCCCAAGGGCGTTACTCCCAGCACCTACACGCCGCCCGTAGAACCGGCCTTTCCGGATAGCAGCTTTGGATGGTGATGCGAATGGAACATGAAGATGAACTCAAAGAAGCGCTGGACTTCATTTCCCCGGCCTCCCTGACCTATGAGGAATGGACGATGGTGGGCATGGCCCTGAAGGATTCCGGCCTGCCCGTCACCGTCTGGGAAGCATGGAGCGCCCGGGACGGGGGCCGCTATCACAAGGGCGAGTGCGCCAAAAAGTGGGAGAGTTTCCACGGCAGCACAAAGCCTGTCACCGAGAGCAGCATCTTCCAGCTGGCCTACTCCCACGGTTGGAGCGGCCCGGCGGGCCATGCGCTGGACTGGGGCGACGAGCTCTCTGCCGGGCCCGGTGCCCAGACCGAGGGCCGCGTGGTAGATCCCCGGTGGGTGGAAGCCCACGAGCTGGATCTGCCCGCAGAGTGGCACCCGGCAGAGCAGATCAAGCGGTATCTGCAGGCCCTGTTTGAGCCGGAGGAATACGTTGCCTACGTCACCGAGAGCTACCGGAAAGAGGACGGGCGCTTTGCCCCAAACGGCTGCTCCTGTCAGCTGACCGCCGGGCAGCTCATCATGGAGCTGGATCATTACGGCGATGATATCGGTGCTGCCCTTGGCGACTACAACCCCGAAGCCGGTGCGTGGATCTGCTTTAACCCCATGGACGGCGGAGGCCGCCGCAACGAGAACGTGACCGACTTCCGCTACGCCCTCGTGGAGTGCGACAACATGGAGCTGGGCAGGCAGCAGGCCATCATCCGGCAGCTGGAGCTGCCCTGTGCCGCGCTGGTCTACTCCGGCGGCAAGAGCGTCCACGCCATCGTCAAGGTGGATGCCCCGGACTATGCCGAGTACCGCAGGCGGGTGGATTACCTCTACGCCGCCTGTCAGAAAAACGGCCTGACCATCGACCAGCAGAACCGCAACCCTTCCCGCCTTTCCCGGATGCCCGGCATCCTGCGCGGTGACAAACGGCAGACCCTGCTGGAGACCAACATCGGGAAATCCTGCTGGGACGAGTGGCGCGACTGGCTGGAAGCGGAGACCGACGAGCTGCCCGAGACCGAGAGTCTGGCCGACGACTGGGACGACCTGCCGCCGCTGGCCGATGCCCTCATCACCGGGGTGCTACGCAAGGGCCACAAGATGCTGCTGGCAGGCCCCAGCAAGGCGGGCAAGAGCTTTGCCCTCATCGAGCTGTGCATCGCCATCGCCGAAGGCAGGCCGTGGCTGGGCCGGTTCTCCTGCGCACAGGGCAAGGTGCTGTACATCAATCTGGAGCTGGACCGGGCCTCCTGCCTGCACCGCTTCAAGGACGTGTACACCGCCCTCGGCCTGCCCCCGCAGAACCTGCGGAACATCGACATCTGGAATCTGCGCGGCGCGTCCGTGCCCATGGACAAGCTGGCCCCAAAGCTCATCCGCCGGGCCCAGAAAAAAGGCTACACCGCCGTGATCCTCGACCCCATTTATAAGGTCATCACCGGCGACGAGAACAGCGCCGACCAGATGGCAAAGTTCTGCAACCAGTTCGACCTTGTGTGCCGTGCGCTGGACTGTGCCGTGATCTACTGCCACCACCACTCAAAAGGTGCGCAGGGCGGCAAGCGCAGCATGGACCGCGCATCCGGCTCCGGCGTGTTTGCCCGCGACCCGGATGCCATGCTGGACATGACCGAGCTCACCCCCACCGATGCCATCCGGGAACAGCTCCACAACAAAGCCGCCTGCCGGGTCATCAAGGCCATGCTGGACAAGCGCGGCCATGCCGATGCCTACGGCCCGGATGATGTCCTGAGCCGCAGCCGGATGCTGGCCATTGCCAAAGAACACCTTGGCATGGCCGACCTGCGGGCTATCGATGCCGAAGTGGCCGCCGCCCAGAAGCAGGCTGACGGCATGACCGCATGGCGCATCGAGGGCACCCTGCGCGAGTTCGCCCGCTTCGACCCGGTAAACCTCTGGTTCGACTACCCCGTTCACAAGCCGGACAGCGGCCTGCTGGAGGACCTGCAGCCGGACAGCGATTTCAAAACGCTGGGCAGCCGCGGTGCCGCCAAGCGCTGGGGCGATAAAGGCAAGGTGACCAAGGACAAAAAGGCCGAACTGGACACCGCCTTTGAAGCCTGCATGATGGACGGCGAAGTTACCGTCTATGCGCTGGCCGAGTACATGGACCTGAAGCCCCGCACCATCAAGACGCGGCTGAAAGATGACGGACGTTTCTGGATCGATGGCGAGAAAGTGGGCCGCAAGGAGCCCGGCAGCGCAGGTTAAACAATCCGTAATAAGTCGAATTACAATTTGTTGTAAAAATGCAGAAATAGCCGCTATTTTGCACGACAGGAAAAACTGCAATTTTGCAGTTATAGCCGCTATGACTGCAGATTTTGCAGTGCAAAATAGCCTATATATAATAGCTAAAACTGCAACTGCAATTGTGATGGGGTCTCCCGAAGGATGGGGCGACCACAGCCCCCATCCATTCGGGGAACCCTCCCCATCACGTTGGCGAACCCTGAGAAAAAAGAAAAACGAGGTGAACCCCATGTACATGCAATTCTTTCTCCCCATGCAGCCGCCCACCACCACCCACAACGCAAAGCAGCTGCACGCCTACATGAAGGGCGGGCAGCCGCACGCGGTGCTCCACGACAGCCCGGAACTAAAACAGACCCGTGCCAAGCTCCACGCCCATCTGGCACCCCACGCGCCGGAAAAACCCATCCCCGCAGGCCGTCCGGTGCGTCTGCTGGTCAAGTGGTGCTTCCCTGCCGAAGGCCGCAAAAACGGCAGCTGGCGCACCGCAAAGCCGGACACCGACAATCTGGAAAAGGCCCTCAAGGACGAAATGACCCGCCTGCACTTCTGGGCCGATGACGCGCAGGTGTGCAGCGAGATCGTGGAAAAATTCTGGTCGGACCCCTGCGGCGTGTTCGTCCGGGTGGAGGAACTGTAATGACCTACGAAGAGAAAAAGGCATGGCTCTGGCGGTACCGGACAGCCAAGCGGTTCGAGCTGCTCAAACTGGACGAGCTGGCCACGCTGCAGACCGACGCCACCCACACCACCCAGCGCTTTTCTCCTGTGCCGGGCGGCAGCGGCGACGGACAGGCTCTGCCCCGCAGTGTGGAGCGCATCGACGAAGCCCGCCGGGCCGCTGAGGCGCAGTCTGCCGTGTGCGACGCCATCCGGGCAGAGATCATGGAGGTGTTCCGCCAGCTGGACGATGAGGTGGATTTCATGATCCTGTTCCGGCGGTACATCCTGCTGGAGGACTGGCCGGACATCGCGGTCATCGTCCGCATTTCCCGCAGCCAGATGTTCCAGCGCCACAGCGCGGCCATCAAAAGACTGGAGATCAAAAGTCCGGACTGAACCGGAGCGAACCGGACTTGATAATACTGTCAACCCCTGCTAAAATTTAAAATGCCGAAGCCCGCAGGAAAGGTCTACTCCCTTCGATCCTGCGGGCTTTGTGCTGCCCGGCTGACACAGAGGATCACCTTTCCCGACCAACAGCCTGAATGCATCAGCCGGGTTTCTTTGTTATATCCCGCCGTTCGGATCTTCCGGGCGGCTTTTTGATTTTACGGCAAGAGAGGTGGTGACGTGGCCAACGAAGAAAATCTCATCCCGTTCAATGAACGAACGGAGAGCGAACAGAGACAGATCGCCCAGAAGGGCGGCATTGCTTCCGGTGCGGCCCGCCGCCGCAAGCGCAGCATGAAAGAAGCGGCGGACTACTATCTCAGCCTGCCGGAGACCGACCGCCGCCGGGTGAATGCCCTGCTGCGGGATGAGGTGGACAATGAGGACATCGACAATCAGATGTCGGTGGTCATGGGCATTACTGAAGCCGCCAAGCGCGGTGATGCCCGTGCCGCCGGGGTGCTGCTGAAGATGCTGGGCGAGGAGACCGTGCAGGAGGACCCCGCCGCCGATGCACTGGAAGCTGCCCGCAAGCTGCTGGGAGGTGTAGACAGTGCCATTGACTGAGTTTCAGCAGGAGTTCCTTCGCAATTGCTCCCACCGCTGGAACATCAAGACCGGGGCCACCCGCTCCGGCAAGACCTATCTGGACTGTGCTGTTACCATCCCCAAGCGCATCTGCGCGGCCCGGGACGAGGGCCTTTGCGTCATGCTGGGCAACACCCTCGGCACGCTGGAACGCAACGTGCTGGAGCCCATGCGGGCCCTCTGGGGCCCGGAGCTTGTGGGCGTGGTGCGCACCTCGGCGTCCGGCAACATCGTGCAGCTGTTCGGCCGCAAGGTGTACGTGCTGGGTGCCGACAACAAAAAGCACATTGCCCGCATTCAGGGCGCGGCCTTTGAGTACGCCTATGGGGACGAGATCACCACATGGGACGAAGGTGTATTTCAGATGCTGAAAAGCCGTCTGTCTTGTCCGCACAGCCATTTTGACGGCACCTGCAACCCGGATAATCCCCAGCACTGGTTCAAGCAGTTTCTGGACAGCGACGCGGACATCTACTGTCAGGCCTACACCATCGACGACAACCCCACTCTGCCGCCGGAGTTCGTGGCTCAGCTGAAAAAGGAGTACGCGGGCACGGTCTACTATAGCCGCTTCATCCTCGGCCAGTGGGCCGCAGCGGGCGGCATCATCTACCGGCCCTTTGCGGACAGCATTGCCGCCGGGGATGGGCGTTTCCTCTGGCCCGCAGCCACCCCCTGCCGCCCGTGGCGCATCCACATCGGGGTGGACTTCGGCGGCAACGGCTCCCGGCACGCATTCGTGGCCACCGGCATTCTGCCCTACTACGCGGGGGTCGTGGGTCTGGCATCCGCCCGCATCGACCCGAAGGATCAGGACGCTGACTACCTCGCCGCGCAGCTCATTGAGTTCTGCACCGCCGTGTTCGCACGGTACGGCGAGATCCACTATATTTTCTGCGACAGTGCCGAGCAGACCCTCATCAACCACATCCGCACCCGGCTGCGGGCCTGCCGCCTGAGCTGGCTGGCCGACCGGGTGCAGAACAGTGCCAAGATCCAGATCATCGACCGCATCCGCCTGACGTCCATCCTGATGGGCGGCGGGCGCTTTTGGTATATGCCGGAGGCTACCACCCTGCGGGACGCCCTTGCCAGCGCCCTGTGGAGCCAGAAGCACCCCGGCGTGGATGAACGTCTGGACGACGGCACCACCGACATTGACACCCTCGATGCCTTCGAGTACACCATCGAACGCGATTACAGGAGACTGACTGCAAGATGAACGTTGCCGCTTTTATTGAATACCTGAACAAAACCAAGGGCCTGCAGATCGACGCCTCCTATTACGCCAAAATTGAAAAATGGCGGCAGTGGTGGCAGGGCTATGTACCCAGCGTGCATAATATCAAGATCACGCGGGAGGACGGCGAACACAAGCGCCGCCGGGCGTCCCTGCGGATGCCCAAGCGCGTGTGCGAGGACTGGGCAAATCTGCTGCTCAACGACAAGACCACCTTCCAGATCGGCGACGCAGCCACCGCCGCCTACCTGCTGGGCAGCGATGAACAGCAGACCGGGGGCCTTTTGCGGCAGCTGCATTTCTGGGAGAACGCCAACAAGCTGGTGGAGAAAGCCTACTGGTCCGGCACCGGCGCTTTCGTGCTGAGCGTGGAGGGCATCAAGGGCACAGACGGCCAGCTGGAAGCAGACCCGGATGCCCGCATCGTACTAGACTACGACCCGGCATCCTGCATCCTGCCCATCAGCGTGGAGCGCGGCGTCGTGACCGAAGCCGCATTTGTATCGGAATGTCTGATAGACGGCAGGCCATGCGCCTATCTGCAGACCCACACGGTCAGGGACGGCAGCCGCACCATCACCAACGAATGGTTTGAGATCGGTCAGGGTCAGGACGGTGCACCGGTGTTCACGCCGCGCAAAGCGCCTGTAGGTACGGTGACTGAATTGCAGCCGGAGGGCTCCCCGCCGTGGTTCAGCCTGTTTTCCCCTGCTGCCGAGAAGAACATTGACGGCGGTACGGGTCTGGGCATGGCCGTGTTCGCGGAAGCTCTGGACGCCGCGCAGGGCGTAGACCTTGCCTTTGACAATTACCGGCAGGACCTTTACCTTGGCGGCAAGAAGATCTTCTACGACCGCAGCCTGTGCAAGGTGGTGATCGGTGCCGATGGCCAGCCGCATTACATCCCGCCCGACGACATGAGCGCACAGCAGTTCTTCTCGCTGCCCGGCAAGGAGGCCAGTCTGGATGCCGCGCCGGAGTGGCACGAGTACAACCCGGATCTGCGCACCGAGGACAATCACCGGGCCGTGCAGGATATGCTGGATCTGTTCAGCTTCAAGTGCGGTCTGGGCTGTCACCGGTACAGCTTTGAGCTGGGCAAGGTGGCCACCGCCACCGAGTACACCGGCAGCCGGCAGGACCTTGTGCAGAGCGCCAACAAGAACCAGATCCCCATTGAAACGGCGCTGATCGGCATTCTGCGGGCCATCCTGTGGGCGGCAAAGAACCTGCTGGGCGCACCGGTAGACCCGGAGACCAGCATTTCCGTCAACTGGGACGACAGTTACATCGTCAGTGAGCAGGAACGCACAAACCAGCTGCGGGAGGACGCCATTGCGGGCCTTGTGCCCCGCTGCCGCTACCTCGCCGCCCGGTACGGCCTGAGCGAAAAGGAAGCCCACGCATGGGCCGAGGAAGCCAAAGCGGACAACCACACTGACGAAGCCCTCACCTTCGGGGGTGCCTGATGCTGCCGCCGTCTTACCTCGACCAGATGCCGGACGCCTTTGTGCAGCTCTGGCGGCAAGTCGAGGACGAGATCTTACAGGACGTTGCTCGGCGCATCGGCAAGATGGACGCCGTGACCCCCACCGCCAACTGGCAGCTGTGGCGCTACCAGCAGACCGAGGCGCTGCGCAACGACGTGGTGAAGCTGCTGGCGAAGTACACCGGCAAGAGCGAGGCCGCCATCCGCAGGCTGCTTTTGCAGGCCGCCACCGAAGCCATGGAGCGGGAGGACGCCATCTACTACCACTACGATATGGAGCCGACGCCCTTTGATGAGAGCGCCGCCCTGAACAACCTGCTGGATGCCGGTGCCCGCCAGACCTGCGGCACATGGCAGAACCTCACCGCCACCACGGCAAACACCGTCACAGGGGCCTTTGAGCGCACGCTGGACGCCGCATGGCTCAAAGTGAGCACCGGTGCCTTCGACTACAAAGCCGCCGTCAAGCAGGCCGTGGACAGCCTTGCAGACGACATGCCCATGGTCACCTATCCCAGCGGCCACAAGGACAGCATCGAGGTGGCCGCCCGCCGTGCCGTGCTCACCGGTGTAAACCAGACGACTGGCAAGCTGCAGGTGGCCCGCATGGACGAGATGGGCTGCGAATTTGTGGAGACGACCGCCCACGGCGGTGCACGTCCTTCCCATGCCGCGTGGCAAGGCAGGCGCTTCCACCGGGGCGGTGCGGTGGACTACAAGGGTAAACACTACCCGGATTTTGAAGCCGCCACCGGCTACGGCACCGGCGCAGGCCTTTGCGGCTGGAACTGCCGCCACACCTTTTTCGCGGTGTTCCCGGAGCTGGGCGACCCGCCCCAATGGACACAGGAACAGCTGCGGGAGCTGAACGCCCGGAACATCGAGTGGAACGGCAAAAAGTACACCGCCTACGAGATATCCCAGATGCAGCGTGCCCGGGAGCGGAACGTCCGCCGCTGGAAAAAGCGGTATCTGGCCGAGGACGCCGCCGGGCTGGACCCCACCGACGCCGCTGTGCGCCTGAAAGCGGCCCGCCAGAGCCTTGCAGAGTTTGCACAGGCCACCGGTGGCCGTGTGGACAGCGCCCGCACCAGCGTGCCAAAGTTTGGCCGGAGCGAGGGCAGCAGGGCGAATTGGGCGGCGAAGGACTATGAAAAGCAGCAGAAAGATGCTATAATCATAGAGAACCTTCGCACTGCTGCAAAGCTGCCGAAAGCTGCCGTTATCCATCTTGAACCGACCAAAATCAATGTAGACGCCTTGACCTTCGATGATGCTCACATCAACGCAGAGCGGGAGCATCGCGTCAGCGAAGAACAGGCAAAGCAATACATCCGAAATGCAAAGATTTCTGTCTCAGTTTGGAACGGTCAATTTGAACGGTATTATGGTACAGAAGGTGCCGCCTACGTAAATACAATAAAGCACGAAATCCGTACCGCATACAGCCGTGCTGAATTTGATGAAAACACCACTGCCTTGATTGAGGAGATGAAGAAAAATGGCATTCTTGGGTAATGTAGAGTATAGACCAGACAAGAACGGCACAGCGGCCAGTGTCAAGTGTCCACTGGTAGATGATTGGATTGAACCCGGCGATTGTCAATCTAATCAAGGCGTTATCGACCGCTGTATTCCTGCCCGGTTCAAGGTAAAGCAGAACTGGAAGAAGATCTGCGAAGCCTGCCCCTTCCGCGATTACTAACCACCATCCACCCGGACGGTGGTTTTCTTTTGCCCATTTTTAAGCACTGTGCAAAATTTGCCCAGTGCTTTTTTCATGCCGTTTTAGCTCATGTTGGCAGAGCACCGGTCTCCAAAACCGGAAGCGGCAGGTTCGATCCCTGCAAACGGTGCCATGCGGCGGGCGGCGCGTACCCCGCCCAAGACCGAATACTGACAGAGAACAGTGTAAAAAACTGAGGTCTCACACACGAAAGGAGTTTCCACCCATGAAACGTGAAGACGTGAAGAACAAGATCCCCGGCATCACTGACGAACAGCTGAACTGGATCATGCAGGAGAACGGCGCAGACATCAACCGGGAGAAGTCTGCAGCCACCGCCCTGCAGACCCAGCTGGACAACGCAAACGCCCAGCTCAAGACCGCACAGGACGGCCTGAAAGCCTTTGACGGCGTGGACGTGGCAGGCCTGCAGGAGCAGGTCACCAAGCTGAAGGCCGACATGAAGGCGCAGGCCGAGGGCTTTGCCTTCGATAACGCCCTGAATGCCGCCATCATGAGCAAGAAGGGCCGCAGCGTCAAGGCGGTGCGTGCTTTGCTGGATCTGGACACCCTGAAGGGCTCTGCCGACCGCAGCACCGACATTGCCAAGGCGCTGGACGATGCCGCCAAAGCGAATCCGTGGGCCTTTGGCGATGTGCAGGACGGAGAAAAGAAGAACGCGGGCACCTACTCCACCGGTGCTGAGCACGGCGACCCGATGCACGGCGAGGACGATGTGGACCCGGTGGAAGCGTCCTTCAAAGCCATGAACCCCAACATCAAAATTTAAGGAAAGGATGATTTTTCATGCCCCATATTGCAAGAGAGCGTTATTCTGAGCTGGTAGATGCAAAGCTGCGCGCCACCATCGTGAAGCGCGTCGGCGTCATCTGCAACAACCGTTACGAAGGCAGCCCCAAGGCCGGTGCTGTCAAGGTGCCTGTCCGCGACACCGAGGTGACGGTGGCCGACTACAACAAGAAGACCGGCACCGCTATGACCCACGGCGACACCAGCTTCCTGACCGTGAACATCGACAAGGACAAGGCTGTGAACGAGCTGATCGACGGCTTTGACGCCGAGAGCGTGCCCGGCCATCTGGTGGCCGACCGTCTGGACAGCGCCGGTTACTCGCTGGCCCTGCAGATGGAGACCGACGCTTCTGCCGAGCTGGTAACCGGTGGCACCGCCATGGACAGCACTGCTGCCCTGACCAAGGCCAACATCTATGACACCATCGTGGACGCCCGCACCAAGCTGTCCGAGACCCATGTGCCCACGGATGGCCGTTGGCTGCTGGTCTCCCCTGAGACCTATGCCCTGCTGCTGAAGAGCCCGGAGTTCATCAAGGCGTCTGCTCTGGGCGACGCCGTGGTGCAGACCGGCGCGGTGGGCCGCGTGGCAGGCTTTACCGTCTTTGAGGATACCACCCTCGGCGAGAAGGTGGACTTTATCGCGGGCCACCCCAACTGGTTCACCCGCATCGAGGAGTGGAGCGAGCCGGTAGCCGTGAACGATCTGAAGGGCAGCGGCACCTTTATCGGTGCCTGTGCTGTGCAGGGCCGCAAGATCTACGCCCACAAGGTCACCAAGGCCCAGACTGTCCTCGTCAAGAGCCACGCCTGAGGAGGTCTGCCCCATGCTCTACTGCACCTATGACCAGTATGCGGCGGCGGGCGGCACGGTGCCGGAAACGGCCTTCGGTGTGCTGTGCAGCCGGGCTTCCCGCATGATCGATGCCGCCACCTTTGGCCGGGCAGAACACCACGCCGCCGGGTGCGAGGCCTGCCGGGAAGCGCTGGCAGATGCCTGCGCCCAGATCGTCGGCCTGCTGGCCGCTGCGTCTGCGGCGGGCGCTGTGCCGGGTGCTGCCAGCGTCTCCAACGACGGCTACAGCGTCACCTTTGGCAGCAATGCCAGCGTGACCGCCGCCGCCCGGCAGGAAGCCTATGAGATCATCCGCACCGCGCTGGGCAGTGACCCGCACGATCTGCTGTACAGGGGGATTTTGTGATGCAGACAGCCGTTACTGTGGTGAACCTCATCCACGATGTGACCACCGAGACGGACAGGCCGGTGTGCTGGGTGTTCTCCGGGTGCAGCTGGCGGGAATGCCGCTCCACCTCCGGCAATGGCACCGCCAAAGACCCGGAGCGCACGACCCACATCCGCATCCCTGCCAGCGTGTGCACGGCGGGCTATCTGCCCCATGCCCAGTGGGCGGCGCTGCCTGCTGCCGAAAAGGTCAGGCACTGGACGCTCAAGCGCGGCTGGAAGCTCATTCAGGGCGCGGTGCCTGCCTTGACCGCCGAAGAGTATGCCAAACTCGAAAAAACGCACCTGTGCTGCACAGCGGCGGCTGTCTCGGACGACCGGGAACCGCTGCTGCCCCACTGGCACGTGGAAGGGAGCTGACACCATGAGCGCACCGGTTTTTGATTTCAAGATCACGTTCCGGCCCGGCTTTCAGGCCGACATGGATGCACGGTTCGCAAAGCTGCAGTTTGCCTTTTCACAGAAAGTGACGGCAACGGTAGACCCCTATGTGCCCTTTGACACCGGCACGCTGAAGAACAGCGTGAATCAGGCATCCGACTTCAAGGAAGGTCTGCTGGTGTACAATACGCCCTATGCCCGCAGGCAGTATTATCTGCATGAACAGGGCAAGGGTCTGCATGGTGAGAACGGCCTGCGCGGCTCCTACTGGGGCCAGCGGGCCATTGCCGACCACAAGGACGAGCTGGAAAAGTTCGCCCACGATGCCGCAAAGCAGTTTCTGGGAGGGAACAAATGAGCGAAACCGTAAAGCCCACCATTGCCGCCCTGCGGGCATGGCTCAAGACCTGCCCGCTGATCGCCGAAGAGCAGGAAGCCACCGGCGCAGCCTTCCGCATTGCCGGACTGGAAGAAGAATCCACCGCCTTTTCCATCGAGGACAGCCCCGGTGATCCCATCATCACCGAGTACATCTCCGGCTGGGAAATGGCGAAGAATTACCTCTTTCTGTCTCGCGGTGAGTACAGCGAGATGGATTCCGTTAACATCCAGAACAGCGGCTTTTTTGAGCAGCTCACCGAGTGGGTCATGCGGCAAGATGCCCGCCATAACCTGCCCGACCTCTCGGCCTGCGGCGGGGGCAAAACCCCTACCGGCATTGCCGTGACGAACAGCGGCTACATCGTCACAAACAGCGCGGGCAGCTGTAAGATGCAGCTGCAAATGCGCCTGACCTACTACATGCCAAAATGAAAGGAGTTTTGATATGACTGTATCTGAAGCCATTACCAAGTCCGGCATCACGCCCAGCGCGTCGTATACCGGCATTGAGACGGCGAACGATTTTGTGCTGGCGTTCCAGATCGAGAGCACCCAGACCAAGGAAAGCCAGTGGATCGTCTGCGCCGACCATGTGAAGGAGCATTCCGGCTCCCTGAACGCCACCACCGAGGATGCTCAGTACATCCGCACCGGCAACGTCACCGAAAAGACCGGCACCCAGCGCACCCTTACCGTCAACGGCGACCGCTGCGTGGGCGATGCTTTTCAGGATTTTGTGCTGAGCCACAAGATCGTGTACGGTACCGGCAGCGATATCATTGTGCCGTACATCTACTTCAGCCTGCGCACCGGCAAGGGCGAGAAAGGCAGTGCTGCAATCATCGTCACCAGCGACGTGGGCGGTGCAGCCGGTTCCAAGGCCACCTTTGCCTGCGACGTGAAGGCCATCGGCACGCCGGACGAGTTCACGTTTGCGGAGTGAAACGACGCAATGAAAGCCCCAGTGGGGCTTTTAAGTGACAGAGCGGTCTCGCATAGCGAGATGGAGGGGTCTCACCCCGACAAGCTCGATTACAACCCCGCCACCCAGTCCGCTGCGCCTGCAAAGGCCGTCAAGGGCTGATTTTTTTCAAACACAGTCCCCGCTCCACACCGGAACGGGGATATTTTATGCCGTGAAAGCAGTTCTCCCCGGGGCAGCACCGGGGCACGGCCCAATGAAAGGAGCCAGAACATGGTTATTTGTGGACAGGAATTTGAATTTTCCCTGATGAACGCCAACGACCTTGACCGCTTTGAGGACGCCAACGAGCGGATGCAGCGCAGGAGCGCCGAGGAGTCGGAGCAGTTCCGGCGCGGCGGCGTCCGTCTGGGCGACCATGCACGTGCACAGGCCCGCATTGCGATGGACTGCATCGACGAGATCCTCGGTGCGGGCGCGTCCGACCGTCTGGGGCTTAACGAAAACTACATGGCACCCATCTATGACGTGATCGAGGAGCTTGGCAACGCCTTTTCCGCTGAGAAGCAGCGCTATGCCGCAAAGCCTGCCCAGCCCATGAACCGGGAGCAGCGCCGGGCACAGGCCAAAAAGAACAGGCACAAGCCGCCCGTGAGCTATCCCGCGCCGCCTGCCGCTCAGATGGTGGAGCGGGTTGACAATGCCGCCCGGCGCAAGCAGTTGCTGGCTGAACTGGCAGCGCTGGAAAATGGCTGATCTGCTGACGGCACATCTGCCGGATAGCTGGCAAGGCAGGCGAATCGACCCGGATTTCCGGCATATGGTGCGGCTTTCCAACGCCTACGCCCACGGCAGGCTGGACGGTGAACACCCGGAAGAAGCCCTTGCGATCATGGAGCGGTTCTATCATAAGCCTGTGCCGCCGGAACAGCTCCCCGATGCCTACGGCTGCATGGTGGATTTTTACCGTGCCGGAGAGCAGGCCGCAGCAGGCGCATCCGATCAGCCCGACAGCACCCCCGCAAGCCCGCCTGCCTTCGACTACCAGTGTGATGCCGGTTACATCGTGGCGGCGTTCCAGCAGGCCTACGGCATCGACCTAACCCGCGAAAAGGTGCACTGGTTCCGGTTCCGGGCGCTGTTCGCGGCCCTGCCGGAGGAGACCCTCATGGCCAAGATCATGAGCTGGCGCACCATGGATCTTTCGGAATACGAAGGCTCCATGCGTGCCCACTATGCCGACCTGCAGGAGCGCTTTGCCCTGCCGCCGGAACTGAGAGGGGGTGCCGCCCGTGTCGTTTCGGTCGAAGAGCACGATGCTGCGTTCCTCGCACGGTTCCGGCATTAGCCGCGCCCCGGTGCCCTGCCCCTACTGCGGCCGGGCGCTGCCGGTGTGGGCAGAGCCGCACGCCACAGCTGCCGGTGTGTGGGTCAAATGCAAAAATCCCGCCTGTAAGCGGGAGATAGAGATCAAGTTATAACAGCCTGTGCCCTTGTGCCCGCGCTCCGAATGAGAGGTGGACACAGTGGCAGATTTCAGCATCACCGGCGAAGTAAGGCTGAACAGCGACCCGGCAGAAAAAAGCACCAGCAAGTGGACGGTAGCCGCCGGGCAGATGATCGCGGACTTTGCAAAACAGGCTTCGTCCAAGCTGGCCGAGGTGGTCAAGAGCGGCGTGGACTACAACGCCACCATGGAAAGCTACCTGACCAACTTCAAGGTCATGCTGGGCAGCGAGGAGGCCGCCGCCACAAAGCTTTCCGAGATCCGCAAAATGGCGGCGTCCACGCCTTTCTCGCTGGACGACCTGACCAGCGGCACCCAGACCCTTTTGCAGTTCGGCATTGCGTCAGACGACACCACCGGCGTGCTGCAGCGGCTGGGTGATATCTCGCTGGGCAACGCCGAGAAGCTGCAGACCCTGACCCGCGCCTACGGCAAGATGTCCAGCGCCCAGAAGGTCACGCTGGAAAACGTCAACATGATGATCGATGCGGGCTTTAACCCGCTGAACCAGATCTGCGATGCCACCGGCGAGAGCATGTCCGACCTGTACAAGCGCATCTCGGACGGCAAGGTCAGCTTCAGCGAGCTGGAAGCAGCTGTGGAAGCCGCCACCAGTCAGGGCGGGCAGTTCTACAACGGTATGCTGGAAGCCAGCCAGACCTTCAGCGGGCGCATGTCCACCCTGAAGGATAATGTCAGCGCCCTGACCGGTGAGCTGACCAGCGGCCTGTTTGCGGCTCTGGGTGAGCTGGTGGTCAAGCTGAACGAGGTGGCAGTCTCCTTCCTCGACAGCGACGAGAAGATGGCCCGGCTCAAGGAGACCATCGGCATTGCGACGGCTGTTGTGGCCGCTGCCGGAACGGCGTTTCTGACCTACAAGGGATATCTCGCCGCCACCACTGCCGTTGAGGTGATCCACACAGCCGCGACCACGGCCATGACCGCTGCTCACAAAGCCGCCGAAGCCGGGGCGACCGGTCTTGCAGTCGCGCAGGCAGGTTTGAACGCGGTTCTCAAGGCGAACCCCATCGGTCTTGTAGTGGCGGCGCTGGCGGCTCTGGCGGCAGGCCTCGTGACGGCCTACAAGACCAGCGAGACCTTCCGCAATGCCGTCAACTCCGCATTTGCGTCTGTGAAAAAGATCGCACAGAACGCCATCGGCACGGTGGTGGACTGGATCAATGAGCTGGTCGCCAAAATCAGGGGCGCGGCGGCTGCACTGGCAAACCTGAAAAACGGTGTCGGTGCGGCACAGGACGCCTACAATGCCGCCTACAACGGCTACATGGACAACTATAACCGTTCCAAGCTGGATAAGGCCGCACAGGAGCGCGGAAAGCTCCATGCCGAGCGCGTGAAGCAGGCACAGGAGGAAGCCGCTGCCGCCAAGGCCTCCGCCGAGACCATCTCCCAGTCCGCAGGCAAAGCCGCATCTGCCGTCAGCACCTCCGGCAAAAAGGCCAGCGCCAGCACCAAAGCCGTCACCGCGTCCGTAGTCAAGTCCATCTCCGACACGACCACTACCGTGAAAGACGGCATCACCCGCACGGTGGAAACGGTCAACGAGACCCTTTCCAACGGCAAACAGCAGCAGAAACAGACCATCACCGAGACTTCCCGGCAGATGGTGGACGGCGTGCTGAAAGATGTCAAGACCATCACAGAGGTTGCTGCGGACGGCACCAAGACCATCAAGCAGACCATGGAGACGGTGCGGGAGACCGCCAAGACGGTCACCTCAACCTTCGAGACGCTGGCAGACGGGGTCAAGACCACCACCCAGACCGTCACCGAGACCCTGACCGACGGCACCCAGACCCAGAAGCAGGTCATCACCGAGACCTACGACGACGTGGTGGACGGTGCCCTCGTGACCATCGAGCGGGTCAAGACCCTCGCCGCTGACGGCACCGTGCAGGTGGCCGAGCAGATCAAAAAATCCAGCGCGGACACCTTCGACGGCCTGTGGAAGGAGCTGCAGACCGAGGCAGACACCGGCGTGCTGGGCACCTTCGATGACCTGTACACCGCCGTCAAGAATCAGGACTGGCTGAGCATCGGCAAGTGGGTCGCAAGCACCATCTACAGCGGCCTGACCGCCGACCAGAAGCAGCAGGTGCAGTCCTTCGCCCTCGGCATCGTGGGCAAGCTCAATAAGGCGCTGGGCGGGGCCCGCGACCAGCTGGTACAGGGTGCAATTGATCTGGGCGGGCAGATCGTGAACGGTCTGACCGGCGACTTCTCTGAGGTCTGGCAGCAGGCGCAGGGCCTCGGCTCCACCCTCGTGTCGGTCTTTCAGGGCCTGCAGGGGCCGCTGAGCACTGCGGCCCTCGCCATCAGTCAGGGCCTGAGCGGCGGTCTGCTGTCCAGCTTCCCCGCCATTTTTGCGGGCGTCGCTTCCCTGATCGGCGCGGTCGGTGCAGCCTTTGAGGGCCTGCTGGCCGCCATCTCCGCCGCCCTGAGCGCTACCGTTTTTGGCATCCCGATGGGCCTTGTGGTGGCCGCAGCCGCCGTTGCGCTGGGCATTGCCATTGCGGCCATCTGTTCCCGTCTGGGCGGCAGTAAAAAAAGCAGCGGAGTATCCGGCGGCGGCTCTTCGGGCGGGTCCTCCGGCTCCGGCAGCATGGGCAGCGTGGACATCACCACCGGCACCGGCAGCCTTGAGGACGCCATCAACGCCAACACCAAGGCGCTGGAAAAGACGAACTCTGCCCTTGCCGATATGATCCGGCAGGCGGGGGCGCTGGTGCTTTCCGACAACATGCGCCTCGGCTCCACCGTGGCGGCTTCCGGCACCGCACAGGTGGTGTCCGCCGCCCGCAGCTACCACCGGAAGGGCGACACCACCATCAATCAGTACATCCAGAGCAAGGCTCAGACCGCCGCCGACCTTGCCCGCGAGACCCGCTGGGAGGCCGACAAGGCCAAGGCCCGCAAACGATGAAAGGAGGACTCCGTGCTTTTTAAGGATCATCTCAAGATCGTCACCGACGCCGGTGCCGTCCTGCATCTGGGCTGGGACTACGACGCCCCTTACGTTCTCGACCCGCTCAACGGCATCGACGTGGACTTGAAAACCGCGCAGGGTGTCAATCAGGTGGGCGACACCGTGGAGGGGCAGAGCGTCTCCGGCGTGTCCCGCACCCTGTCGGTCGTGTTCTGGGGCAGGGATGCGTTGACCCGTGCAAGAGCTTTTACCAAAAAGCTGCCCTACTTCACCAAAGGCACCCTCTATTTTGGCGACCACTATTTCACCCGCTTCGTGCTGCAAAAACTGCCTTATTTTTCCAGCTACACGCCGGACCCGCGCTGTGAGCTGATGCTCTACAGCGAGAAACCCTATTGGTACGATCTGAACGCCGTCAGCAGCGTGCTGGGCGGGTACGAGCCCGCCTTCCGCTTCCCGGTGTGCTACGACAGCCACATCTACGGCATCAAGCGGGACGGCACGGCGGCAGTGCTGCGCAACGAGGGCAGCCTGCCGGTGCCCTTCACGGCCACCTTGCGGTGCGACATGCCGGTGACACATCCCAAGGTGGTGGACCTGCAGACCGGGGCCTTCATCGGCTTTGACCTGACCCTGCAGCCGGATGAGACGCTGGAAATTTACCGCTCAACCTCCGACCGGTTGGCCTGCACCCTGACCCGGGCAGGCGTGACCGAGAACATCTTTGCAAAGCTGGACGAGGACAGCACCCTCACCGAGCTGCAGCCCGGCGATAACGTGCTGAGTATGCAGGCCGAGAACGGCTCCGGTTACCTGCAGGCATCCGTCAGCTTTTACCCGATGGAAGCGGGCATCCTGCCCGAACCGCTATGAGACTGGATGTTTTGGACGCAGACACCCTTGCCCGCGTGGGCTGGGTGGATGTGTGGGTATCCCTCTACTGGGACAGCCCCTATTACTCCGAGGGCAGTTTTACCCTTGAGGTGCGCCCCACCACCGAGAACCTGCAGCTTTTGCAGGAGGGCCGCTGGCTGGTGCGCAGCGACGAAAGCCCCCGCATCCCCATGCGCATCTGCTCCCGCTCCAACCAGAACGAGGACGCAAACCTTGTGGTGTCCGGCTACCCGGCAACATGGCTGCTGACCAAGCGGGTATCTGCGGTGAGCATCAAGAACCAAAACGCGGAAGCCGCCATGCGCAGCCTTGTGAGCGCCGCAAAGCCGTGGCCCCGCCTTGCGCTGGGCACCGAGTACGGCTTTGACACGGTCTTTGCCAAGCAGACCTCCGGCGGCACGATTTTCGACTACTGCCAGACCATCGGGCAGGCGTGCGACCTCGGCTTTCGGGTCATTCTGGACGGCAAGGGGGCTGAAAAGAAGCTGCTCTTCGAGTGCTTCCGGCCCACCTTCGACCCGAACCGCCGCTACAGCCCCCAGTGGGGCAACCTGCGCAACGCCGGGTGGAGCTTTGCCGACACCGACTACGCTAACGTAGCCCTCGTGCAGGGCGCTGGCGAGGGCGACGAGCGGGCCACCGTCTGGGTGGGCGATGTAAACGCCACCGGCTCCGACCGGCGGGAAATGTACATCGACGCCCGGGACGTGCAGCCGGAGGACGGCGAGACCAGCACCAGCCAGAGCTATCTGGAAAAGCTGGCTGACCGGGGCGGCGAGAAGCTGCTGAGCCAGCTGCGCACCGGCAGCATCGAGTTTGACGTGGACGACGACACCCTGCAGGTGGGCGATGTGCTGAGCGCCAGCCTGCCTCAGCTGGGCTACACCGCCATGGTGCGGGTGGCTGACATCATCACCCAGAGCGAGGACAGCGGCACCACCCGCACCATCCGGCTGGGCACGCCCACATGGCACAAGACCTGAAAGGAGGACTTTATGGCCGATATCATTACTTATCCCGAAAACGGCATTACCTACGACGCCGACGACGCTTCGGGCTTCCTCTCCACCCGCCTGAGCGGCGTATACAGCGCCGAGGAGGATTTTGCCGTCACAGCACAGGGCGGCCTGAGCGTACAGGTGAGCGCCGGTCAGGCATGGGTGCGCCCGGCGCGGTTCAAGGGCCGCAGCATCATCATGGAGCAGCCCACCACCGTGGTGCTCACCGAAGCGGACCCTGTGCGCAGCCGCATTGACCGTGTGGTGCTGCGCTACGATGCCGCCGCCAAAAAGACCAGCCTGCAGGTGCTGGACGGCACTCCGGACTCCGCTGCCCCTGCGGCCCCGGAAATCTCCCGCACCGAGCTGGTCTACGACCTCTGCCTTGCCGAGATCAGACGCCCCGCAGGCAGCACTTCCGTCACCGCCGCCGACATCACCGACACCCGCGCGGACGAAGCCATCTGCGGCGTCATGCGGGACGGCGTGCATGGCATCCCCACCGGCACTTTAGTGCGGCAGTTTCGAGCTGTCATCGACGCACTGAAAGGGGAAGCCGCCGATAAGCTCGGCTACTACCCCGTGGGCAGCATCTACCAGAGCACCGACCCCACCAGCCCCGCCGCACTGT